TGAACACAACCATAAACAAGCAAATTTTGACAATCCGGGAAGTGGCAAAGGCGTACGGCGTTGCCGAGTTTGCTATACGGCGTTGGACGAAAGCGGGCGCGTTCCCCGTACTTAAAGCCGGCAGCCGTTGTTATATCAATAGAAACGTGTTTGAGCAATTTCTAACGAAAGGGGGCGAGGTGTGCAATGAAAAACGCTGAAATAACTATCTATCAAGCAAGCGGGCGCAGAGGTGCGGGCGACAAACCGAACAGCTTTATAAAGAAATTTGTCATTAAATCGGGCGACACGGCGGCACTTGCGGCGGCGGTTGAGTGGGATAATTGCCCGGCACTCTATGAGGGCGGTTATCGTCACGGCGATAAATTCAAATCGGCGAACTGTATTCTTGCCGATTATGACAATTCCCACAGCGACAGCCCCGCCGAATGGGTAACACACGCCGATATTTGCAAAACGCTCAAAGGCGTTGAACACTACCACTACCCGAGCCGAAACAATATGAAGCCCAAAGACGGCAAAACCCCGCGCGAAAAAGGGCATTTAATCATACCCATTAACCCGACGACGGACGTAAACGAATATAAAAGCTATATGTTATGGTTGATTGAAACTTTTCCCGGGCTACACTTTGATATTCAGGTACAAAGCCCGGCGCAGTTGAATTTTGGCGTTGAAAATCCCGTTGTTACTTATATTAACGGCGAAATGAACTTGACGGAGTTTAGAGCAAAACAGCCCCAAGGAGTGAGCGAAACGCGCACCCCTTTGAAAAGCAATGACGTTATAAGAGAGGGCGAACGAAACAAAACACTATCACGCCGCGCGGGGCAGTTGCTCAAAAGATACGGCGACACGGACGACACCCGCGGCCGTTATAGCGAAGTTTGCGCCAAGTGTGAGCCAAGACTTGACGAGGACGAGGAAAACACAATTTATAAGAGTGCGCAGCAATTTTTCCACAACGTCATAGAGCAATCGCCGAGTTATAAGCCCGCCGATATGTACGACGCGCCGACTTTCGCTATTCCGACCGATAAAGGGTTTATAATTTCCCCGCCGTTGTTAGCGGACTATTACCTTGCCCGTCATACAGTTATAGTTGAAACCGACGGCGGAAGCCCACGAATTTATGAATATGCGGACGGGGTTTATAAATTCCGTACAGAGTTAGACGTCAAGGCGGCGTTAGGCGAATATATAACGGCGTTTCGGCGCGGCTTGTGGCAAAGCGGTAAAGTTGCGGAAGCCTACACGGCAATTATTCAAACGCCGAGCCTACACATCACACAGGATAAGTTAAACGCCAATCCCGATATAGTGTGTATGAAAAACGGCTTGTTGAACCTTAAAGAGTGGCGTTTATACCCGCACAACCCGAATGTTTATTACACAACGCAACTTGACTGTTATTTTACGGACAAAATGCCCGCAACGCCGATATATGACAAAGCGTTAAACGATTATTCAGAGGGGAGCGAAGCGAAAGCACGTTTTATAATGCAGTATCAAGGGGCAGCGTTCTCAAATGTTCCGGGGTATAAATTCAAGCGGTTTTTGCTCACAATCGGACAGCGCGACAGCGGAAAAACCATAATGAAGCGTTTAACGGAAATCTTTGTCGGCGAGGGCAATTATAATAATTGCGACCTTGCAGACCTTGAAAATAACCGTTTCGCCGCCGCAAGTTTACACCTTAAAAAGTTGTCCGGCACAAACGACTTACGCGCCGCCAAAATTCCCGAAGTGGGGCGGTTATTGCAATTAACCGGGGGCGACAGTATGCGGGTTGAGCGCAAGGGCGAACACGATTTTTCAATGATATACACGGGCTATATTTGGCACGTCGGCAATAACAAGCCTATTTATGGGGGCAAGCAAAACGAAGCGTTATATTTGCGGGAAATTCTGTTTGAACTGAACCACACCATACCGCAAGCCGAGCAAGACCACCGGTTATTAGAGAAACTTTTAACCGAGCGTCAAGGGATAATCCTGAAATGCTTACAGGCGGCGCGAAAAGCGATTTATGACAATGATTATCGTTTCGACGTTCCCGTCGAGTGCGAACGCTCAAAATCAGAGCATAAGCACGGCAACAACGTAATCAGCCAATTTATAGAGGAGTGCGCCGAACCGCTCAATTTATCGGAAATCAAAAACAAAGCGGAAGCGGAAAAGCACACCGCCGCCAAGGTGTGGCAGGCGTTCAAGTCGTGGCGTGATTATGTGGGCGAATACAAGGGATTGAGCCGAAATGACTTTGAACAGGAATTAGCGGTATTGTACGGCGTTGACGCTAAGAACATCAAGCCGTTATCACGCAGCCGGGATATAGTCGGGCGGTTTTATCCCGTGAAACTTAATGAAGCGGGGATTGAATACAATGGCGATAATTTCTTGTGCTAAACAAAGCGGTTGTAACAGAAAAGCGTTACGGCGTAACAGTTTTGTAACAGCGAAAACCGCATAACAAAGCCGTTGTAACAGTTGTAACAGTTTTCTTTAACTCTTTACGCGGGGAAAGAGGAAATAAATAGGGGGGAATAAAGAGGTGTATATAGTAAAAGGTGAGTGCGAAAAAACTGTTACAAGTGTTACACTACCCGAAAATGACGGAATAGAGCGGTTTTCAAGGTTTAGCCGTTGTTACAAAAACCGTTACAGACCGTTACAAGAGTTGTTACAGCCCCCCGCCCTTTATGGAAAACAAGAGCAGCAACACAGCGTCGGCGGCGTTCGCTTTTCCCCCGAACGCAAAAAAACTTTTAACAGGAGCGTGAACCAATGAGCATATTTAATCTTTTCAAGCCCCGCCCGAAACAGCAAGCGGCGGTTATCGAAATCAACAACAGCTTTTCGAGTTTCAGCGGGAGCGCGTACAGCAACGCAACCTTTCGCGCCGCCGTGGACGCTATCAGCCGACACGCCGCGAAGTTGACCGCCCACAGCGACGACAAGAACCTTGAAACTTTGCTCACAACAAGCCCGAATGTGTATATGTCCGCTTACGATATGTTGTACAAAATCACAACGGCATATTTTACCAATAACAACGCTTTTATCTTACTTGACCGTGACGGACACAGCATTAAAAATCTGTACCCGCTCACGCCGTCAAGTGTAGAGTTTCAGCAAGGCGCGGACGGCGCGTTATATGTTCAAATGCGTTTTGCCGACGGGCGCGAGGTGATATTCCCGTACAGCGATATTGTACACTTGCGCCGCCATTTTTACAGTCACGAGCTTTCAGGCGCGGACAATTCGCCGCTGTATTCCTTGCTTGACGTTGCCGAAACATTACAACAGGGCGTTAGCGCGTCGGTGAAAAACGGCGTGGCAATTCGGGGCGTTCTGAAATTTTCGTCTTTGACAAATCCCGAGCAAATTCGCAAAGAAAAGCAACAATTTATAGCAGACTATTTTAACCCCGCCAATTCGGGCGGGCTTGCCGCCGTCGACCAAAGATATGATTTTATACCGTCAAATATAACGCCGTATTCAATCCCGCAGGAGCAAATAAACGCCGTCAACGCTCAAATTTACAGTTATTTAGGCGTATCGCCGAAAATTGTTACAGGCGAGTACAGCGAGGACGATTTTAGCAGTTTTTACGAAAGTTTGATTGAACCGTACAGCTTGCAAATGTCGCTTGAATTTAGCCGAAAATGCGGCGTTGACGTGCGGTTTTCGTCCGAGCGGTTAGAGTTTTCAAGCGCGAAAACGAAAATATCACTACTACACGAAGCGGGCGCGTTGGGCGTTATTTCAATCAACGAAGCGCGAAAATTGCTTGCACTCCCGCCCGTCCCGGACGGCGAAACGAGGTTGCAAAGCCTAAATTACGTTAATTCAGCGAAAGCGGAATTGTATCAAAAAATAAATGAAAGCGAGGTAACAGAAAATGGAAAAGCGTAACTATCAAATCAGGGCGGCGGGCGAGCCGCTCAAATTAGAGGGCGTGGCGGTTGTGTTCGAGCAACCCGCGAAAATCGGCAATATTACCGAGGTAATCAGCCGCCGCGCCCTTGACGGAATACCGCTTGACGATATTGTGTTAATCACAAATCACGACGCGGCGAATATTCCGCTTGCACGCAGTCCGAAAACATTATCATTGAATGTTACGGAAAAAGGGCTTGAAATGTCCGCAGTATTGCCCGACACATCGCAGGGACAAGCGGTTTATTCGGCGGTACAGCGGGGCGACTTGTCGCAAATGTCTTTTGCGTTTGACATCGGCGAGAGTGATTTTGACAGCGAAACGCAAACCCGCACAATTACCAAAATAAGCAAAATTTATGAAATATCGGTTGTAAATTTTGCGGCGTACCCTACAACATCAGTAACGGCAAGAGCCGAAAAACAGGAGGAAAAATCAATGTTTAATCCAATCACAGCAAGCCTTGATACGCAGGCACAGACCCGCCAGCCCGGCTCGGGTCGCGACATCACAGCAAGCCCCGAATACCGCACGGCGTTTTACAAGTCCGTTTTAGGGCAAGAGTTGACCGACACCGAAACCCGCGCAATGACGCAAGCAAGAGCCGAGAAACGCGCCGACAGTTTCAACACTCTTTCAAATTCGGCGGCGGTTGTTCCCACGCAAACATTAAACGAAATCATATCACAGGCGGGCAACATCAACGGGCTTTTCGGCGAGGTGCGTTTGTTCAACGTACCCGCTAATTTAAGCGTACCCGTCGGCACTCCCGCAGACCCCGCCGCGTGGCACGTCGAGGGCGCGGCGGTTGACCGCAAAAATGTAAATACAACGTCCGTAACTTTCAGCGCGTTTGAACTCATCAAAGTTTTGAGTATGAGCGCGGCGGTGCGTCGAATGGAAATCAGCGCGTTTGAAAACTATGTCACAACGGAATTAAAGCGCAGTATCACGGACGCAATCGGGGCGGCAATCGTTGGCGGCACAGGCGCGGGGCAGCCGTCGGGCTTGCTCACGGGCATAACGTGGAACGCGTCAAACACGATAGAAACGGCGGCAATTATGCCCGACGACCTGCTTTCAGCAATCGCAAAATTGCCCGCAGGTTACAGCGGCGGCGCGAAATTCGCTATGTCAACCGCGACGCTTTTCGGGCGAATTTACGCGCTGAAAACGGCAAACGCGGAGTACATTTTCACAGACCCCGAAAGCGGCGGCGTTCACAGATTATTCGGTTTTCCGATAATTCTTGACGACAATTTGACCGTTGGTACAGTAGTTTTCGGGAATTTCAAGTATTACGCTTGCAATGTCCCGCAGGGCGTAGCCGTCGAGGTGAGCCGCGAAAGTGGGTTTACAAGCGGGTTAATTGACTTTCGCGCGTTGTGCATAGCGGACGGCAAGCCGATTTTGCCGGGGGCGTTCGTCAAAATTGAAACAGTAGCGGCGTAAAAAGGGGGGCGGCATTATGATACTTTCAATCGAGGAAGCGCGGGAAATTTTAAGGCTTGATAACGGCGACAACGACGAAATCATAACGCCGTTAATCGTTGCAATACCGCCGTTCTTACACGAAACAACAGGCTATCGGGCAAAGCGGGGGAACTTTTCCCCCGTCGCCCGAACGGCGGCGCGGTTTATCCTGCAACAATGGTATTTTGGCGAAAACGCAGACACAGACAAGTTACAGCGGGTTATTGACTGTTTGCTCAAAGCGTTGAGCGCAGAAAGGGCGATATTATGACGCAAGAGCAATTTTATCATAGTCGGGCGTGGAAAAGGTTGTCGCGGGCGTTCTTGTCGAGCCGTAATTATATTTGCGAAATTTGCGGCAATCCCGCCGAGTTGGCACATCACAAAATGCACATCACGCCGCAGAATTTAGGCAATCCCGAAATCACGCTCAACGCCGAGAATTTAGCCGCCGTCTGTATCGAATGTCACAACACCATACATTACGGCACGGGCGGGGCGGTTGTGAAAGGGCTTGAATTTACAGAAAACGGCGATTTAATAAGGGGGTAAAAGTTATGAATAATACCGAACGAGCGGACATTATCGGGCAGTTATCAACGGAATTACAGTTTTTAGAAACGCAGCTTGAAACCGTCAAGGACAACCCGAAAGAATACCGTTTGACGCTCAAAAGTTACAACGAAACTGTAAAACTTTACTTGAAACTTGTCGCAGAGCGTGACGCGGACGGCGGCGAAGTGGACGCGCTCACGGCGTTTAACGCGCCGGAACGTCCGGTGCGAGGGGCGGCAGTATGAATTACATCAGCGAATACAACGACAAAATTCAATCGGGCGAAATCGTGACAAGTAAGCGCGTTAAGGCGGTTTATTCCCGTCTTGCGTCCGCTTGTTACCCCGTCGCGAAACACGACAACCCATACATCTTTGACGAAAACCGCGCCAATCGTCCGATAGAATTTATTGAGCTATTTTGCAAGCACAGCAAAGGCGAATGGGCGGGGCAGTCCGTCAAGTTGGAACTGTTTCAAAAGGCATTTATACAAGCGTTATTCGGGTTTGTTGACAGCAAAACGGGCTTGCGGAAATACCGTGAAGCGTTCTTTTTAGTCGGGCGCAAAAATGGGAAATCAACCTTGCTTGCGGGGCTTGCGTTATATATGCTCACGTCCGACGGCGAGGGCGGAGCGGAATGTTATACAGCCGCGACGAAATACGCACAGGCGCGGTTAATCTTTGACGAAGTGCATAATATGGTAAAACAAAATTCGGACTTGTCGAAGCATTTCCGCAAGCGCAAAAGCGATTTATATTACGCGCCGTTAATGTCGGTTTTCCGTCCGCTTGCCCGAAATTCGGATACGTTGGACGGCTTGAACGCGTCGTTTGTTTGCCTTGACGAGTTGCACGGAGTACGCGACCGGAATTTATATGAAGTCTTAAAACAAAGCCAATCAGCAAGACGGCAACCGCTTTTTGTGAGCATTACAACAGCGGGAACTACCCGCGAGAACATTTTCGACGATTTATATAATCACGCTTGCAATGTCGCCGACGGCGCGTTGACGGACGAGCATTTTTTGCCTATCCTTTACGAACTTGACAAGCGCGACGAGTGGACGAACCCGGCGGCGTGGGTTAAAGCAAATCCCGCGTTATGCTCAATCAAAAAGTTAGACGATTTAACCGCCAAGGTGGAACGCGCAAAGCAAGAGCCGCACGAATTAAGCGGCGTTTTATGCAAAGAATTTAATATCCGTGAAACAGTAAAAACAGCGTGGTTGTCATTTTCAGACATTGACAACGCCGAAACTTTTAATCTTGAAAACTTTCGCGGGGCATACTGTATCGGCGGCGTTGATTTAAGCATAACGACCGATTTAACCGCCGCGAGTTTGCTATTTATGCGGCGCGGCGACGATAAAAAGTATATAATGCAAATGTATTTCTTACCCGCCGACAACTTGAAAGAGCGCGTACAGCAGGACAAAATCCCATATGACAAATGGTTTGACAGAGGGCTTTTAAGACTTTGCGCGGGCAATTCAATAAACTATTCGGACGTTACAGAATGGTTTGTTGAAACCGTCAAAAGTTATGATTTATCGCCCGCGTGGGTTTATTACGACAGTTACAGCGCGCGTTATTTTGTGGACGAAATGACCTTGCAGGGCTTTAATATGGTGCGTTGCATACAGGGCGCAAAGACTTTAAGTTTGCCAATGCAAATGTTAGGCGCGGACTTAAAAGCCCACAAAGTAATTTATAACAACAATCCTATTTTGAAATGGTGCTTGACGAACACGGGCATACAGACCGACCGCAACGGCAATATTGTACCGATAAAAAACCAATCGCCAAGGCAGCGCATTGACGGCACGGCGGCACTTTTAGACTGTTATGTAGGGCTTTACGAGCATTACAACGAATACACGGGGGCTATCTGATATGAAACTGAAAGATAAGAAAATAGAGATTTTAGCGGTTACGAATACGAAAGATAATGAGGGCTTTTCGGTTGAAAGTTTAGAACCCATAGCCCCGCCGTTATGGGCGTATTACCGCCAATTGAGCGGCAAAGAGATTTACGCCGCCGCAACCGTTCAAGCCGTCGAGGACGTGTTGTTTGTCGTCAATTACCGCGACGACATCACAACACGAAATGTTATACGGCTTAGGGGCGTGGAGTATGATATTACCCGCGTTGACACGTT